ATTGGGATGGTGTTTATAGAGCAAATAGTAAATAATTAAATCCTATCATCATCTTTTGTTTGGTCAAATCTAATACGTTCTAAGTGCTTACTGCGAAGCAACAAAACAATATTTAATTTTTGATTCAACCTTATTAAATCATTATCCAACATTCTTATACGATCTATTAAACCAATTAATACAGTGTTAGCATCAGATAGAACTGGTTTAATTTCAACTGTAGCCCATTGATACACATAATAAACAATATATCCAATTCCACACGCAGCAATAATTGGAAACCCATATTGATTAATTGCGTTAGCTAGAGCCGTTAGATCCATTTTTTATTTTCTCATTATGGTCAATATAAAATTTCAAATTGGTTGAGAGGAAGGTAAGAACAACCAACCTCCCTCTCAGATATACAGAATATTGTTTCTTGCCACTATGCAAGCGCCTAGCAACAATCTGATACATTCATTATAATGGTAGGAAATACCATATCCCGTTGCAGAGAAGAATGATTCCTAATATTCCTGTACCAATACTAGCATACCACATTGTTAGGCTAACAGCTAGAATTGCTGTTGTGCTCAGCACTATTGAAATTTGTAGAACGGTGTTAGCATAACCAAAAAAAGGACTACGGTTCTTGGCCATATCTCTATCAAGTTCCAATGCTTTTGCTTTAGTTGAAATTGCTTCTCTTTCTTTGTCTAGAGATACAACATGAGCTCTATATGATTCTACGATACTCTTGTCTGTTGTATTGTTAACAGAAACCTCATATAAATCTTGCTTGATAGATTTTGCTTGGTAGTAGGCCCAAGCATCGTTAGCCATAATATTATCTGTTAATATTCTTCCACCGATACCATTGCTTAATAATGAACATAAAGCCAGGATAGCAGCATAAATTGTAATCGTGACACTGGCTCTTCCTTTTAATACAGCTTCACCTTCACTACGACTCAATACTTTTCCTGTTTTATCTTTTAATGCCATTATACTCTCCTTAAGGTAATAAGTCTACGTTAGCAATACATCTGCCAGTTCCACCATAGCATGTAATAAAATGATATCCACGATGTCCTCTTCGATGCCCAGGTAGTATATCGACATGTATTGATTTACCACAACAAACAATGTGTGTTGGTGGAATGTGAAATATAGTAATTTGGTGCGCAGCAATCGCAGTAGTAGATAGAAGTGCTGCTAAAATTAAAATAACAAATCTGATCATTGTCCTAATACATATTGTTTGCCAATATAGGCAATAATACCCAATTGAACAAAAAGACTTGCCAATACAAAATATTCAACCATGTTAATCTCTCCTTGCATCATTTTTGCCGTCTGCACGTGCAATACGGTCAATATCAGGTCTCAATCCTAATGCATCACTCATTAACGTGTCAATTCTAATTAAATCATGATTCATTGTTTTCACTCTATTATCCAACGCTGTAATAATTCCTGCCATACCTTTAACTGAACTCATAACACCAGCCAAAATAAATTTAATGGTAAGGAATATAAAATAACCACCTACCAATGAGGCGGCGATTGGAAATCCTACTTGGCCTATTAATTTTAAAATATCCATCAAATCCACCATTTATTGTTATTTAGTTATAACAGATATTACCAAAATCGTTGACTTATTGCGTTGGAAGCATTATATATATTTATGTAGATGCCTGATGGATCTACATTATAACAATTAACCTTGCTTAATAGGAGGTCTTTATGACACAATTTGACATCGCTAAACTATTTGATATGCCTACAATTGATAAGTTCTTCGTTGGTTATGAACCAATGATTAAAAGAATGGAAGAGGCTCATGCTGCTCTTTCTAAGTCAATTCCAAACTATCCACCGTACAATATCTTGAAGGTAGATGATAACAAGTATGTTATTGAAATGGCAGTTGCAGGTTTTGGTAAACAAAATCTCGACATTGAAATTCAAGATGGTACGTTAATTATTTCAGGTAGCTCAGCACAAGCTGCTGACGAATATATCTACAAGGGTATTGCTGACCGCAGCTTTACTCGTAAGTTCTCTATTGCCGATACTGTGGAAATTAAAAATGCTGACTTGTTTAATGGTATGTTAAAGATCTGGCTTGAGAATATTATTCCAGACGCAAAGAAGCCAAAGAAGGTTGAGATCAATGATCCAGCCGAATCAGTTAAGCCATCTAAGAAGCAATTTCTAGCAGAAAACAATAAAGAGGACTAAAATGAATAAGTTTAAAAAGAAGTTGACTGGTTGGTTCAATCGCCAATCCAGAGTGAGAAACACTGTTCGTGAATTAAGTGCACTTTCAGATAAAGATCTTTCTGATATTGGTGTTGCACGTTGCGACATTCTAAGACTAGCAAGGGAGGTTGTTGTATGACAAAATTACTCGCTAAATTATTCAATAAAAAAAGAAATAACAAGAACTATATGAGTCCGGAAGAAAAATACATCAGAGATCGTAACCCACAATCGATCCTTGATGTGGAAAACTATTCTAGACAGTTCGAAAGAAGTCAGACTAACTCTTACAACCGCACATGGAGTAACCTATAATGTGGCCTTACACTGTAGACGAACTCGTAATTATTAACGGTGGTAAATAATAGCTTTCTTTCTATCTTTTTTTAAAATATCTCCAACATTGACTATCGTAAAAAACGTACACTAAACACAAGGGGGAAAAAATTCCCCCTTGACCTTTGTCCTTAATCAAGGTATACTGTTCTTACATGAACAAAGAAAACCTAAACAAACTTAGAAACGTGATCTTGGATATTGCTCCAAGAATGCAACCACTGTTGCCACCGCTTGCTTCACATCCACACGGAAGGATTGCAATTGCTCATATGTACAGCGTGCTGCAGGGAGTATTTGAATGTCCCATAAAAGAAGTCCGCGATATTAGATTGCAAGATGCTATTGACATTGTTAACTATTGCATGGATAATGTTACACAGAATAGGTTGATAACTCCCTTAAGAGAAACGTATCCTCCAGAACCTAAATCCCTTCCTCCAGCTACATTGGATCAATTTTTTGGCTAAATTTTATACTAACGTCTCGATGAGCCGTAACGATATTCTTATTAGGGGTTATGAGGATGGCATGCGTGTCCAGCATCGTATTCCATATAAGCCAACGTTGTATGTCCATTCCAAGAACAATAACTCATTGTTCCGTAACCTTAAGGGTAAGCAGGTTGATGAGATTAAATTGGCTTCTATTTCAGAGGCACGAGATTTTGTAAAGCGTTATAGTGATGTGGAAGGATTCGACATTTATGGTCTGACCAATTACATTTATGCTTTTATCAACGAGTATTTCCCTGGTGAGATCGATTATGATCCAAAGCTGATCTCGACTGTCAATATTGATATCGAGGTTGCAGCTGACCAGGGATTCCCCAACATCCAAACAGCAGATAAAGAAATTACTGCAATTACAATGAAGAAGGATGAAACATATGTTGTTCTTGGTTGCGGCGACTTTGATGTTAGTAAGTTGGACCCTGCTATTCAACCGAATGTAAAATACTTAAAATGTAAAGACGAAGCTGAACTGCTATTGAAGTTTCTTGACGTCTGGCGCTCTAAGGCATTTGCTCCTGACTTGGTTACTGGATGGAATATTGAGACGTTTGATATTCCTTACATCGTCAACCGTATCAAGCGTGTGCTTGGTGAGTCGTGGGCTAAGAAGCTATCACCGTGGGAGTTACTTGAAGAACGCACAATTACAGTTGCAGGGCGTGAACATCAAACGTATGTTCCTGTTGGTATTTCAACACTCGACTACCTTCAGTTGTATAAGAAGTTTTCATTTACAATGCAAGAGTCTTATCGCCTAGACCACATCGCTAATATTGAGCTTGGCGAACGTAAGATGGATTACTCTGAATATGATTCGTTGTTTGGATTATACAAGAATGACTTTCAAAAGTTTATTGAGTATAATATTAAGGACGTTGATCTTGTTGGTAAGCTAGATGAAAAGCTAAAGTTTATCGAGCAGGTATTTGCAATTGCATATGATGGTAAAGTCAACTATCAAGATGCATTTACTTCTGTGCGAATGTGGGATATTATTATTCATAACTATCTTCTTTCACAGAGGATTGTTATACCTCATAATAAAGTAGGAACGAAGGAACGTCAGATCATTGGAGCATTTGTTAAGGATCCTCAAGTTGGAATGCATAAGTGGGTAGTATCATTTGACTTGAACTCACTTTATCCTCACTTAATGATGCAATATAATATCTCGCCAGAAACATATGTTGGTCATATCTCCGCTATTAATGGTGATGACGGTGTTACAAAGATCCTTAATGGTTATCTCGACGAACCTTCGATCCGCAATCAAATGGTATCACAAAATATTGCAGTTGCTGCTTCTGGTTGTATGTTTGATAAGGACTATCAAGGATTTCTTCCTAAGCTAATGCAAAAGATGTACGACGATCGTGTTGTATATAAGAAACGAATGATCGAAGCAAAGAAGGAAATAGAATTGGTTGAAGCAGAGATGAAAAAAAGAGGTATACTCTAGCTTTATGTAACTAGTATTTTAGCTAAATAATTATAAGATAGGAGATATTTTATGATTATTGTTTACAAAACAACTAACACAATCAATGACAGATATTATATAGGTGTTCATAAAACAGATAAAGAAATAGATAATTATTTTGGTTCTGGTTTAGCTTTAAAAAGAGCAATTAAACATTATGGTAAATGGGCGTTCAAAAGAGAAACTCTTTTTAATTACACTGATGAGGATGAACATTTAGCATACGCTAGAGAACAAGAATTGCTGAATGTTCATCTAAAAGATTCACTTTGTTATAATTTAATGGAGGGGGGACATGGTTCATTCAGTAAAATAAACTCTGAAAGATTTAAATATACAAATCCAATGAAAGATCCTGAGATTGTAAATCGTAATCTTGAATCTCGCAGGTTGAATGAAACAGAAGAATCAAGACAATATAAAAAAAACGTTTGTAGAAATAATATACAAAAAGCTATAGAATATAATACAGGTAGGAAACGACCTGTACATTCTCAGTTTATGTCTATAGAAAGTAAAAAAAGATGGGCCAATAATAAGGAAAAAATACGTGATTGTTTATCAACCATGTTTAATATTATTTCACCACAAGGAGAAATGTTTACCACAAATAGATTAGAAGAATTTTGTTTAGAAAAATCTCTAACATACGTATCAGTTTGGAATAGCTCACGAACTGGTGTTCCCGTAACAAAAGGCAAATCAAAAGGATGGTTATGTCAATCGATTACACACAATTAACAGATAAGGAGTTACGAGAGCTACGTACGCAGAAACAGAAGGAAATTGCCCAGACGCATAATATGCAGCTGGCCAAAAAAATCCAGCTGAATTCTGCGTACGGCGCTCTCTCCTAGTTACCAACGAATACTTCCGTTGGTTTGATCCAAAGCTAGCAGAGTCGATTACTCTTTCTGGTCAGCTTTCTATTAAATGGATCGAACGCGAGATCAATATATACTTGAACAAATTATTTAAGACAAAGGATACTGACTATGTCATTGCTTGTGATACGGACTCTATGTATATTACGCTTGACTCTTTGGTCACTCAATGCGGTCTTGAGAATAGTCCAACTGCAGAAGTTATCACCTTCCTTGATCGTGTATGTGAAGATCGACTTGAACCGTTTATCGATAAGTGTTATGAACGCCTTAGTGGATATGTTAATGCTTTTGAACAAAAGATGAAGATGAAACGAGAAGCTATTGCTAATAAAGGCATCTGGACTGCCAAGAAGCGATATATTCTCAACGTATGGAACAACGAAGGGGTATCATATGCAGAACCTAAGTTGAAGATGATGGGTATTGAAGCTGTTCGTTCTTCTACTCCTCAGGCATGTCGTAATAATATTAAAAAAGCTATTGCCGTTATCATGAACGAAGATGAGGATGCTATCATTAAGTTCATTGAAAACTTTAGACTAGAATTTGCAAAGTTACCTTTTGAAGATGTTGCTTTTCCACGTGGATGTAAAGGTCTCATTGAATATGCAGATCCCAATACAATCTACAGAAAAGCAACTCCTATTCAAGTGAGGGGTGCTCTTGTTTATAACCATCTGCTCAAGAAGATGAAATTAGATCAGCGTTATCAACTGATCCAGGAAGGCGACAAAATTAAATTTTGTTATATGAAACAACCTAATCCTGTAAGAGAAAATGTTTTTGCTTGTCCGAGCACATTACCAAAACAGCTAGACCTCGATCAATATATAGATTATGATACTCAATATAATAAATCGTTTGTGGAACCAATTAAGACTATTCTTGATGCTATTGGCTGGAGAGTCGAAAAGAAAGCATCTTTGGAGGATTTCTTTTTATGAGTAATAGCAAATTATGTTTCAAGTGTAAACAAAACACATATTATATTGATTGTAAATTTACTAACTGCCCCAAAGCCCTATTACACGATAATTATGAAGGAAATAACATGGATACAGATTTTGATTTTGGATTTTCTGCTGTAACAGAAGAAGAGTTGAAGCAGCACGAAAAGAAACAGGTAGATACTCTTTCTAAGCAACTTAATATTGTTTCGGAGCATTCTTCTAATGCTCAAGAGAAGTTGACTAAAATGTACAATATGATTATTCCGTTAATTAATAATCTTTCAAAAGATCCTCAAAAGGAATATATTTTGTGGCCTGGCAGAGACAAGAAGTTGGCTGAATTTAAAGCTAGTCTTGATGCTCTAATCAGCGATGATTAATTTTCTTGCTCTGTTAACATCTTTAAGTCTCTCTGGCGTGTCAGCTTATTATTCTATAATAGGCTTGACTGCTGTGTTTGCGGGATCATATTGGCCCGTTGTTATTATGGGATCGACATTAGAGATAGCAAAAATAATTTCTACATCTTGGCTTTATAGAAATTGGAAAACAGCTCCATTCCTATTAAAGATATATTTGACGCTTGCTATCTTTTTGTTAATGCTTATCAGCAGCATGGGTATTTTTGGATTCTTATCTAAAGCCCACATAGAACAAAATTTACAAATAACAACCGGTGATGTAGATCAAATTCAAGTTGTTCAATCAAAAATAGATAATGAACAACTTGCAATTGAAGATTTAAATAAACAGATTGCACAGATTGATGCTGCTGTAACTAAAATGACCGATAAAGGTCAGGCACAAAGTTCTTTACAAGCTGCAGATAAACAAAGAAAGCTTCGTGATGACCTCACCAACCAGAAATCAAAACACGTTGATACTGTATCAGGGCTCAAGACTGAAAAAGTTAAACTTGAGTCGAATGTCAAGAAGACAGAAGCAGAAGTTGGTCCAATTAAATATATCGCAGCGGCTATATATGGATCCTCAGGACCTGATACACTTGAGATGGCTGTTCGGTGGGTTATACTTTTGTTGGTTATTGTATTTGATCCTCTCGCAGTTGTCCTTCTTTTAGCAGCCAATCATGGTTTGAATAATAATAAAAAAACGTTGTCTGAATTAACGAAAAGCAATATATTAGTAATAGATTCTAAAAATGTATTACAACCTCAAAATAAAACTATAATTGGAGTTTTCATGTCTCTTATCAACCGTTTAATTAAAAATTCTACTATTAAAGATACATCACTTCTTACTGAGTCGAAGATTTATGGCAAGAAAGATATGATTACCACTAGCGTTCCAATGGTGAACGTAGCACTATCAGGTAGTGTGGATGGAGGTCTTACCCCAGGTCTCACGGTTCTCGCTGGACCATCAAAGCATTTTAAGTCTGCTTTTTCTCTTCTTATGGCATCAGCTTATATGAAGCAGTATCCTGATAGTGTCCTTCTATTCTACGATTCAGAGTTTGGTACTCCTATGAGTTATTTTGAATCATTTGGTATTGACATGGCTCGTGTTATTCACACGCCAATTACGGATATCGAAGAACTTAAGTTTGATATCATGAAACAACTTAATGA